GATTAAACCAACCAGCATGATCGGATGCCATGCCCACACCGCAGCAAACACAGGTGCAGTTTCTTTGATGGAAGCGGCAACCAAAATCAGAATGATTGCCAGTGGCCATAGGCCGTGCTCGAAACAAGCAACAGCCATGACCGCCACAGCCATCGCAGGTAAGTCAACGCCAACAGGCCGTACTACTTGCGGGCCCCACACTCCAGGCAACGCCAGCAACAACACTGCTGCAGCCGCTGCACGTTCCCAACCAAGATCCGAGCACCACCACAACATGCCAACCGCTGCAACAACCCATGACGTAACCCACACTGCACGCCATCTGCGCAGATCATCCTTGCAGATGGTCGGGAGCAACCATCTCAGGTTGAACGGTCTTGCCACTGGTACTCCACGACCAGCGAGGATGTACCTGCTGGCATCAGGTCCTAGCATTGTCGTCCGTGGTGCGTGGTTCTTCTGGCGGGGTCACACCCATCGTCTTAGTGTCACTGGGCCAGTAAACCCTGCCGCCCTTGTGATGCCCAACATGGGCAGTCGTATCAACATAAACCTTGTGACCCTGCTCGCCCGCACGCAAACAAAAACTCACATCCTCGCCCAACGCCCACTCCGAGCCGTCATCACCAAAGCGGATATCAAAACCAAACCAGCAGTTAGTACTACCACCACTCGCATCAAACATCTGTTGCAACACCGAGCGGTGAATCAGTAGGCAACCTGTGCCAGTCGCTGCGACCTCTGCCAGCTGGTTCGGAGCCCAATCCAACATCACCTGCGTGATCGTCTGCGGGTTATCAATGAACAGTGTGGGTATCACGCCGTCGGCGGTGAGGATCACACACAACGCACCAAGGATCTTGATGTCATGTTCGACCGCTCGTGCAACCATCTGATGCATCAGCTGCGGTTCGAACACCATGTCAGTATCAACAAACCACAACCACTCAGCATCCGTGTACGTCTTCAAGAACTCGTCGCACAAACGGTTGCGAGCCTTCGCAAGGTTCGCTGTGGCCTCGAGCGCAACATAATTGTGCAGTAGCCGCAGATCAATCGGGTTCGGTGACTCAGGTGCGTCGAGCGCTTCCCACACTTGCACCGCACGTTCACGATCCCAAACGTCAAGTTCCCAGAATGAACGCATGAACCGTGTTGAGATGTCGTGGCCTGTTGACGGGAACGCCAGCAGGACTTGTCCAGGGTGATCAAAAGTCTCTTGCATGTTTGTCCTTTGGTTGATCGGGGTTAGGTGGTGGTGCAAGCAAGCCCACTGCTTGCACCACCCATCCTAGTTAACTCAGGAAAGAACCTGCTTGAAGCCTGTTCCCTGCAGGTTGCAGGTGGCCACTGGGTAGCGTCCTGCGGTGAATGCCGAGTAACCGTAGGTCACCATGGTGACGTTCAAGCTGGCTGCGGCAACCTCGTTGAGGGTAAGCCCGATAGGTGCTGATCCGTCTTCCATGAACAACACATCGGCCTTGCGGGTGATGATGATCCGATCCTCATCGGTGCTGGCACCGAGAATGATTGGGACACCAGCGTCAGTTACGACCGGCACACCGGCGATGGAACCAACTGGCCCATATCCTGCGGCAATTCCAGCGCCAGAAGCGTTGAAGGAGTTGTAACCCTCGATGGCGACCAACGGACGCAGCGACGAGTCAGACTGGGCGCACAGCCAAGCCCAACGACGAGGGTGCATGACGATGAGGTCTGCTGCTGCGTAGCGTGCGGCGTTGACCTTGCCAAGACCATTGTGGATTGCAGCGACGAGGCTTGCGCCTGTGGTGCCGGTCCACGCTGCGGTCTGCACCGAGGTCGTGTTGAGGATACCGAAGTGGCCTCCAACGGTTCCGTCACCAGAGATGGCAGAAACATTGACCTTGGTTGCGTACTGCTGATACAAATCGGCCAACAAAATCTGGCCGATGCCGGTTCCACGATCAATGGACTGGCGGGACACAACCTGCTGGCCTGCGAACGTCCGCACTGGAACAGTGAGATCGCTCTCCGTGAAGGTCTGTAAATTTACTCCAGATCCTTCCGTGGCCTGCGCCGCAACCCCCGTTGAGGTGGCACCCCTCGGGATCACCATGTTCATGCCCTGCGCTGGCAGTGCAACCTTGGTGACAGCCTCAAGGAAAGGCCGACCGGATGCAAGCGTCGCAGCGAACTGCTCTGTGAGGTACTGAGGTACAACAAGGCCACCGAAGTTGCCGGTTGTTGAACGGTACTCAGCGAGTGCTTCATCACGGGCACGAGCAAGACGATCAGACGCAGCGTTGTCATTGCCGAACTTCGCAGCAATAGCATCGCTCAAAAAGTCATGCTCGGAATCTGCACGGTAGGTCTTCTCTTCTGAAACAACACGGATGTTCATGGGTAGTACTTCTTTTCTGACCTCAGCGGCCTTGTCGGAACGGGTAGCAAGATCCACGAGATCAGACTCTCTGGCCTGCAATGCGGTGATCTTGTCATCAATCTCACGAAGCTCAGCACGAGCAACGTCGAACTTCTCGGTTTCTTCAGCCGTCATATCTGAACGGCCTTCGGTTTCAGCCAAAGCAAGGATCGCTTCAACTGCTTCTTGCGACGCATCACGCTCATCAAGCGCTGCGCTAATCAAACTACGGATCTGCTCCAACATCTGTGGAACCTTTCTGTTTAGGAATGGGATCAGCTTGTGGCTTCAAGTGGACTGCATGTGCCAGGAGGCGGCATGCGTTCCGGCTTGTTACCGGCGTGCTGGTATTGCTGCGAGCTGGCGTTTCGCCATCTCAACCGAACGACCTGAAGCCTGCTCGGAAACTTGCGCATCGTTACGAACCTTCGCCACCGTGGCAGGGTTCGCCGGGTACGTCACCATTGAAACATCAAACAGTTTCAACTCATAGATTTTGCGCATCGAGTAATCATCGTTCCACTCGTCACGCAGGACACGAAACGCAAAAGACATTTGGTCCATGTCGCCACGTTCCATCGCAGAACGCAACGAAGCGCTCACAGGGTTGGACGGGTCGAGCTCGGCCATAACCCTCAAACCGATATCATCAGATGTGAGCGTCATCGTCCCAGATTTGGTGCGTGCCAACGGGATACCCTCATGGTTGATCAGCAAACGCACATCAGCTTCTGCAGCTGATTTCGTTGCGGCACCAGCGGCAATGATCTCAGTGAACCCGCCACGGTCAACATCACCAATGTTGTAAGCGTAATCGTAAACAGTTGCGTAACCCTCAAGGATCGCACCACCATCAGGGGTTGCACGCACCTCAAGCTTTTCAAGCTTGCGCACCTCACGCTCAGGTTTCACACCACGCTTAAACCCATCAATCTCAACCACAGGTTCAGGCTCAACCTCAACCACAGGTTCAGGCTCAACTTCTGGTTCAGGTTCACCCTCAAGTAAACCTGCAGGGATCACCCACAGCTTGCACAACCCAGCCGCAGCGATCTCACCGCTCACAACCTCGCACATGCCGTCCATGAAGAACACGCAGTTAGCACAAGCAATGCCATCACTGGCCTGCTCAGACTCTGCCTGATAGCCGCAGCCATCAGCACCAGCAGTCTGATCGTACTGGCCGAACACCTCAACAAGGCTTTCAGTGGCCTCGTACTGCGCCTTCTGGCGTGGGCTCAACGGATACATTTCCAGATCAATCATTCGTGTGCTCCTGTCAGCTTCAGATGCATACAATGCTGCAATCTGATCAACTGCTTCTGCTCTGCTGCCATGGCAGCCTGCTAATGAATTGTCATCATCTTTGCGAACACCCCACGGTTCAGAAACAGAACAGCCCGCATCTTCTTCCACCACATGCCAAGGCATCAGGCAATCACCTGTGGTGCAGGTTCCACTGGCAGTGAACCCACCAGCCCTGCGCCAGCTTGGTTAGCAATGGTGCGTGCCTCATCAGCAGTCACAACAATGCCAACACCGAGATATACCTTTTGGATTATCTCAGCAATCTGTCTGGCGTTGGCAACAGAATCTTCATCAGCTGCTACATCTGACAGCGGCTGCAAGTCTTCATACGCCCTAGCCTCGTCAACTGTGAGGAAACCGGAACTGATACCAACAGCATGCGCTGCGTAACGTGTGCTTAGGTCTGAGCGGAGCAGGCCATCCACGTTGAACTTGACCTGTTCGTTCTTTGGCACCAGCGTTGAAAGCGCATCCTCAATCGGGATCAGGTACGGCATCAGACCAAAGGACAACCAGTCCGCCGCACGCTGCTCACGGTTCGCATACGTAACCGAGCTACCAGAAGTGGCGGCACCGACAAGCTCCGGTGGTATGCCGTAGATGCGTGCGATCTGCTCGACCGTGAACCGTTGCGAATCCAAAAATTGTGACTCGTCAGGACTGATCTGCACACGCTCATACTTCAAACCTGAACCCATAATTGCCGGTTCACGGTTGCCTTGTGTGGCGTTGATGAACGCACCCTTGATGCCTTGCGCCTGCTCAGGAGTCAACTCAGAGTCAGAGTAGATGATGGCGTTAGGGTTTCCGCCGCTGTTGAAGAACTGTGCACCGAACTGCTCAGCGCTAATACCAGAACCGATAGCCTGTTTGGCACTGCTGATCGGGCTCAACCCCATCGGCATACCAGGCATCACAAACATTGGCATATGCCACAACGGGCCGTTAGGCCAACGGTTGATGCGCTTCTCGTTAATCTGTGTGGTCCACTCGCCGTCAACATGCCGCCACTGGACGGTGGCCGGGTCGAGGATCTCGACTGTGACAGGGAACCCGTTAACACCAGTTTCGGTGACTAGCCCGTAGGCGTTGCCATCGAGTAGCAACGAGCTCCACAGCTGGTAAAGCCATGTGGTGATGTTGACGTTTGGTGCTGGCGCACGGAACAGCGAACTGGCTGGCAACTGTGTACGACCACCAG